CGTGGCCGAAGAGCCAAACACGTACGAACGCCTCCCCGTGGAACTTGGCGAGGCCACAGGAGAGGTGGTCGAGGTGCTAAATGGACTCAGCGCGGAAGACCACGTGGTCGTGGACGGCGTGTTTTACCTCCGGAGCCTTCGCCAGAAAGGGGAGCTCTCCGAACACGAACATTGAAGTCGAGTGAGGTAGCACATGGCACATAGTCACGCTCACGGGAACGCCGTTGATGCCGGGTGGTGGCGCATCGGGGTCGCTCTGCTCCTCAACGTCGGCATCGTCGTCGCACAGGTGATCGGCGGCCTCCTCTCGGGGAGCCTTGCCCTCCTTGCCGATGCCGTCCACAACGGGAGCGACGCGGCTTCGCTCGGCGTCAGCTTCGCCGCGCGGAAGATCGCAGGGTGGGATCCAGACCAGCGGCGGACCTTCGGGTACGCGCGGGTGGAAACCGTGGCCGCCGTCATTAACCTGACCACCCTCATCGTGATCGGGCTCTACCTGCTGGTCGAAGGCATCGGGAAGCTCTTCAGTCCCGAGCCGGTGGAGGGCACGACGATGCTGGTGGTGAGTGCCATCGCGTTCGTGGAGGACCTGCTCTCCGTCCTCGTCCTCTACCCGCTCACGAAGGGGAGCCTCAACGTCCGGAGCGCGACGCTCCACCTCGTCGTCGACACGCTCTCTACGGTCGCCGTGCTGGGCGGGGCTGCTGCGGTGATGCTGTTCGACTTCTACCTCGTTGATCCCCTCCTCACCGTGCTTATCTCTCTCTTCATCCTCTACCACGGGGCAAAGGAGCTGCGGAGCGCGGCGAGTGTGCTCATCGAGAGCGCACCGAGAGGCTTCGACCTCGACGGCGCCGTCGCCGCGGTCGAGGCGGTGCCGGGTGTTCAGGAGATCCACCACGTTCACGTCTGGCAAATAGATGAGAACCGAGTCGGCGTGGAGGCGCACCTCGTGATGGACCGCTCCGACCTGGGCGAAATGGAACGGGTGAAAGGCGAGGCTAAGCGTGTGCTCCACGACCGGTTCGGGGTGGAGCACACGACGCTTGAGGTCGAGATCGACGCCTGCGTGGAGCACGAGCGGTCCGTCATCCCTAAGCACGAGGCCGGGTCCTCCGCGCACCACGATCATGGCGCAGGGCACGACAAATGATCAACGGGAGATAGGTGCAGCTCGGCCTCGCTGCCGGCGGAGAGCCCGTCCGGGTCGTGCTCGTGGTAGCTGATCGCATGGTTATCGACTTCGTCGCCTATGTGGATGACGTCGGAGCACCCGAACCGCTCCTGTACGCGCAGGCAGAAGTCGAGGTAGCCGGGGTGGGAGAGATCCGGGACGTAGGTGCGAAGGATTCGGGACCTGAGCGCGAGGGATTCAGGGCCGAAGCGCGCGGGATTCGGGACGGCCATGTGAGAGAACCGGGAGCTGGGTGGGAAGGAATCGAGACCGAAGTGGGAGGGATTCGGGACGGAAGTGGGAGGGATTCAGGGTCGAAGGCGCGGATTGAGGGTGAAATCACATGCCATGCACATGCCATGCACATGCCTATTGCGCCTTTAGCCCTCATATGCAGCATATTTGGTCCCGAATCCCTCCCACTTGGACCCCTGTGCACCCTGAATCCCTCCCACTTAGAGAGCTCAACTTCCCGAATCTGTCCCACTTGGCGAGCTCAGCTTCCCGAATCCTTCCCACCCCGACCACTCTCCGTACTGAATCCTTCCCACCCTTCGATGGGCAGTTCCCGGTCTATAAGAGCGATGCCTTCACCATCAGCCTGAACGTCAACCGGATGTGGGCTCGTCCGGAGGGTTTTCGCCAACGCGACGATCACCTACGCGAAGATCGCCTTCGTGATCGAGGAGCTCGTCGGGCAGCCCGGCCTTGTCCGTGATGAGCTTTCTCAGCGCAGCCGCGATGCGCCGCCCGGCCGGGGTGCCGCCGATAGTGTTCTCGCAGATTGACCCCCACTCTGTGAGGGCCACCAGCACGTACGCGAGCTCATCGAGGTACGTGAAACCTTCGGAGACGAGGGGGATTTCGCCCGCGGAGACGACGTTCGCTAAGGCCGTGGTGAGTCCCAGGAAGGCGGCATACTCGATGGCCTTGATGAACGAGCGCCTCCGCTTGCGGCTCGTGATGGGCTCGCCCCGCCGCCTGGCTGCGATCGTGCCGGTGATGAAGTCGGCCAGAACGAGGAGCGAGATGAGTGCTACGAGGTCGATGTTAACTGAGAAGAGCCGGGAGAGTAGCTCGAGCGCAAAGGTGAGCGCCAGGCTTGCCCAGGCCTTCCACTGGAGGCCCTCGGCTATACCTTGCAGCGGAGCGAGGTAGTTCAAGGATCTAAATCCATACTGTTCTCGCGTTTGCGATTGTCGCGTTTGCGATTGTCAGGCGTGTGATGGTTATCCCTGGATCGCCGCTGGTCTGGTATTGGGATCGGCGTACCAGAGCTGGTTGTTGTTGTAGTGGAGACGCGCGATCGCTAATGATCACTTGCAAACCTGTGAATGTGGCCGTTGGGGAATCGGGCGCAGAGCCACATGCTTCCGGCCGAGTTCTTGTACACGTAGATGCGCACCGTGTCCGAGAGCGGCGTTGCGATGTCGCCCGCCGAGGTAGACGTGGCGCCCTGTATGTCTACGTAGCCCATGAGCGTGCTGCTGCTGCGAGGCACGAGCACGCTGCGCGGCGTCTGCAGGCCGTTGCCGAATATCGCTACACTGTTGCCGGCCGCTGCCTGAAGGATCAAGGTGCTGTTCAGGGAGCTGTAGATGTAGGCGCCGTCCGACCATCGAACCTGCGAGGTAGTCGTGTTTCCGTTGTTGAGCCTGACTCCGCTGTTGTTGATCACGACGGCGCCGCTGCCTCCGGTGATCTGCCCGCCCGCGATGTTCAGGTTGCCCGTGATGTTCATGGTGCCCGTGATCGAGCCGCTTGTGGCGGTGACCGCGCCCCTGAACTCGCCGTGCGTCGCGTAGAGGTAGCCATCTGCCCGCACGTAGAAGCGCCAGCCCGAGCCTCCTATCGGGTCGCTGCCGGGGCCGTTGAAGTGGACCGCGAAGACAGGCGTGGCGGCGCCTCCAGGCGCCGTGACGTAGGCCGAGTAGTTGCTGGCGGTTTTGCGCAGGTCGGCGTTGGTGATCTGCCAGCCGGCGAGCTCGCCGCCCTGCTTGGCGGTGAGTGTCGTCGCGGTGATGTTGCCCTGAATCGTTGCGTCTGTGGCCGTGAGGTGGCCCGTCTGCGTCACGCGGAAGGGCGCGCTTGCGGCAGTGGCGTTGCCCACCCAGAGCCGGTAGGTCCCGTCCGTCCCGCTCATGCGGACGACGTTGTTGCCCGTGCCGGCCGTGATGTCGTTGAGCGCATTCACGGTGGCGCCGGTGATCGTCGGGCTCTCGATCGTGGTCTGGGTGATCTTCGTGCTCTGGAGGTAGGACGGGTTCTTCTGCGCACCGGCCTCGATCCCGCCGAGCTTGCTAGCGGCCGTGGCGTCGAGCTGGGAGAGGTTCGTTGGGCGCCCGGAGACCTGAGTCCACGAGAGCGTCACGCTGGAGCCGAACGTCACCGATCCGGACGTATTCCAACTAATGTTGCCACTGGCCAAGCGCCCGGAGCCGTCAGCGTTGAGCTGGAACTGCGCACTGCCTTTAGTGCCGCTCCACATTGCGGTATTGTCGAAGCTGATCCCGCCGATGTGGCTCGTCGTGGAGAGCTTGAAATACTCATTGCCGTTTATGACGCCTTTGAGGCCCCAATCGGACGAGCTGGTGTAGTCCATCTGCACGTAGCTCGTCGTGTTGTGACCTGCCAGCTTGACGATGGGGAGGCTCCCGTTGTTAAAGTTGCCGACGAGCACCTTCCCAGTCTGCGTCTCCCCGGAGAGGTTGTCCCCTACGATCGTGTGCCCGTTCGCGCCGAAGTAGCCGCGCGAGACCGCGATGACGCCTTCGAGAAAGACATTGGTCGAGTAGAGACCATTGCCTCCGACCGTCCGCCCGGCGACCGTCTTGCCGATGCCATTCAAGTTTCCAAGACGGGCCAGTACCGCGTACGCGTCGGGGGCAAAGTCCCCGTCCGTATCGCTCCACGTCTGGTATTGCGTATACGGCGATCCTGCCGCGTCGAGAACGGTCGAGTAGATCATGCCGCTACCCGGCGTGCCGTAGTCGTAGGCAACGGCTCCCCGGTGAATCACCTTCCCCTGAACGCCGGGCCCGAGCTTTCGGGTAGTCCACGTCCAGCTCTGAGTGCCATTTCCGCTGTTGACGTAGGAGGCGACCGTTCCCCATGCGTCGGCCACGATCAGGCCGCCGCCCTCCCGGCTGATGTAGCGGAGTCGGATCGTGTCCCCGTCCTCGAAGACGGGCGTCGCGCCAAGCTCTTCCAGATCCTCGACAACGAGGGCGGCCGTCGCCCCCACCGCCGGGACGGTGAAGCTCTCGGCCAGCGTTGCCCGACTCTTGCTGAGGATCTCCGATCCCACGAGGAGTTGCGCTACGTCGGCCGAAAACGCCTGCGTCTGGATCTCGTCCGAATAAAGGCTCCGGACATCGGCGTGCCCCGTGGTGAAGTTGAACTGTGCCCCGGCGGTCCGGGAGACGTAGCCGTTCGATTCGAGGGTCCCCCCGTCCACGAAGATTGAGCCGTAGCCGGACACTTCCCCGTTCTGGTAGTTGGCCGTCTCGAGCCGCATGGTGTGCGCCCGAAGGCGGAACTGGCCTGGCTCCGAGTTGCCGGAGCGCGGGCCGAGCACGATTTCTCCGCCGTCGGGAGCCTCCACCCAAAGCCGGTTGTTCGCCGGTCCAGCCCCGGCGGAGTCCACGTAGAGGGCATAGCCGTGGTTGAACTGGAACACTTTCGAGGAGGCACCAGCGGGCGGCTGGAAGTTCCACGTCCCCGTGACGGTCCACGCCCCGGAGATGGATTCCGCGACGTTGGTCCGGGCGAAGGGCTGGAACGTGGACCCAGCCCGGCGCTGGCCCCAGCGCAAGAGCCCCTGGTCGAACTCGAGGAACTCATTGTCGAGGTCGCCCTGGTTGATCTCGATGCCGGCGTTCTGGCTTGGGGTGCCCGTCCAGTCCGAGTTAAGCAGAACGAAGTTGTCACTGAGCGCGACCTTCTCGCCTTCGATGATCGTCGCGTCGCCCGCAACGACGAGCTTCTGTACTACGAGCGTGCCGTGGTTCGTGCCGTCCGGCGCGAAGACGTGCATCTCGTTTTCGACGCCGCGGAAGATGCCGCCGCCTGCGATCCCGAGGTCGCCCGCGATCGTACCGCCCGTGAGCTTCAGGTAGCGGTCGTCGTGGTTGTGCTGGGCTCCTGCAAAGTTACTCGGCACGAAAAGCTCGCCACGGATCCAGAGGTTCTCGAACGCTCCGTCTCCCGCCTTCGTGATGGCGGCTCCAGTTGTGCCCGGGTTCGTGATACGGTACGTCGCCTCGTCGAAAGCTCCGTTCCAGTTCGTCGTCTCGAAGACCTTGCCGTCCCAGTGTATGCCCTCCAGGTTGAGCGTCAGGCTTGTGACGGTGTCGCCTTCTTTCACTGCGAACTCAATCTCGCTCTTGTGCGGCACCTCTTCGCCACGAGGCACCGTGGGAGCCTCGACGAAACGCGAGACGGCGCTGGGCGCGCGCCGCTCCAGGCGCACTTCCTTCCGTATGCGACCGAACTCCTTATCCTCCGTCTCGCGTACGGCGACGACGCGGCCTTCGAAGTCGATCTCCCATGCCCCGTTACGGTATCGATCACGCACGCGCACCGTATCCCCGAGCATGACTTCGGTCCCCGACTCCTCGAGGTGGCTCACATCGAAGAACTCGCCTTCATAGCTCACAGGAGCCGTTCCTCCGGCCTCGACGAGCCGCCTGGCGCCCTCGCGGAAGAGGCAGCGCGGTCCCATCATGGGGGAGTAGGGGGCGGCCGTGTGGGCCTGCACGAGCGTTAGTGAGTCGATGACGAACTCGGTGCCGTTCTCGAGCGCCGTGATGCGGATACGGGCGTTCCCCGCGGCCGGCTCGAAGCCGGAGACGCTGATCTCTCGGTAGGTATCACCTCCATAGCTGATCGTCTGTGTGGGCGGATGGAGCTTACCTGCCGAGTCGACAAGCTGGGCGGTGATGCGGCCCGAGAGGACGCGCACGTTGAGCCAGAACGAGAAGTAGGGCTTCTCCGTGGTGGGGGCGAGCGGTATATCGATCGTCTCGACTCCGCCGCCTTTGGCGGCTTGCACGCGAAGGCTCTTCTTGCCGTGGATGACGTAGATCGCCTCCGTCTCGAAGAGGGCCGTGGCGGGGCCGAACACGGACATGCCGTCGGGAAGAGTAGTCCCTTCTGACATGTCGGCGGAGCCGCCCATCTGCTCGAACAGGTTCGTGTCTGGGCTTACCTCGGAGAGTTCGAGCATCACCTCCACGGTCCCGTTTGCACCGGGCACCTCGAGCACCGTCAGGTCGTTACCGGCCGCGTCGAAGAAGCGCACCATCTGGCCGCTGAGGCCCCGTGCATCGCCCGCGACGACGACCGTGCGCTCCGATGTCGTTGAGGTGATCGTGTACTTAGCTCCCGGTCTGCCGATCTTCAGGCCCACCAGGAAGCCGCTCTGAATGATCGGGTAAGGCGTAAGTCCGAGAGTGAGCGTTGTTTTCCCGTTCGAATAAGAGGCGGAATCGACACTCCAGCTGGCCTGCGCGATGGTAGTGGGAAACTCGGGATCGCCGCAGACGGGAAGGACGCGGTTGAAATAGTCGGCGGCCTCGTCGGTGACGCGCAGGTCTACGCGGTTCGCAGCGCTAGGAGCCTCGTAGGCCGTTGGTGCCTCGATCACTCGGGCGCCCGCCACGGAGGATCCGACCCGCTCGACAAGGTCCACGCGGTAGACACTGCCGTCCCAGCGGGTCGTCCACTCGCACCCCAGCCGCTCAGTGATCTGGCGCAGCACGTCGAGGTGGGTGATACCGATGCCCTGCACGACTGGCTTCTCGCTCGAGTAGGCGGCAGCTACCGTACCAGCTTGGAAGAGGGCAGGGCAGCCATATGTCGCCGAGAGAACCTGAGAGAGCACTTCCTGCGCCGTCATGCCGGTAAAGACGACATTGATCTCGACCGTACTGTCCGGACGGGACCGGCGCACCTTGTAGTCGGCCAGGTCGGTCCATATGGGCCACGCAACGATCGTCGTCGGCTGCGTACCGGCGGTCGAGATCTGCACCTCGCGCACGCGCCACTCTTCGAAGGTCGCGTCGTCGTAGGTGCAGCGGAGCTTGCAGCGACTCTTCAGCAGGACGTCCCACTGCGTGCCGGGGTGCAGGAGCAGCGTGAGTTCGTCCGGCTCGCCGAGCGTGCGTTCTATTTCCGGGTATTCGAAAGCGCAGGAGAGGAGGTCGGCGCTCCCGTCCACCATGAGGGGCGCATCGCCACCGGTGGCCGGGTATACCTTTATAGTCTGGATTCGCCTGGGCATGGGCAGGTGGGCCTATACAAAGAGTGAGGGGACGCTCCGGATGGTGGCCGTCTTCCTTCATTGTCCAAGTGTGCCCGGATGGGAGGTCCGTCCTTACCTGCCCGCCTATTTCCGTCCGAACTGCCTGTTGAGATGCTTGCGGATCTCCTTCTCGAGCAGGACGGCGAGGCCGGGGATGTCGCGCTCACTACCGACGCTGAGGCTGCCAACTGTCACGTTCACCGAAGTGGAGAGGGCTTTTGCCGGAGCCTGGAGGACCTTCAGGTGAGGCACCATGGGCGCTATTGCCATCTGGGGCACTTTCGCCAGTGTGCTATCGCCAATGCCTCGTGTGGCCATGATGCGCGTCCAGTGGGCTATCTCCTTCAGCACGGTGATCATCTCATCGCCCTGCGCGTCGGTGATCTGGCGAAGCTGCCCAATGCTCGTCGTCCAGCCGTCGTCGAGCCCTGCGGAGGAAGCGTCCTGCTCGGCCTGGATGAAGGAGTCGAGGATGCGCTCGATCTCCTCGGGGGAGAGCTTGCCGAGGTAGGTCTGCAGGTCAGCTGCGATCGTCTTGCGGAGCTCTTCGACACGCCTGCGCCCGGCCTCCGTCGTGAGATCGAGCCCCATCGCTTCAACGAGAAGCGGTCTCAGGTCTTCGTCGATTCCCTCGACTGAGAGCAGCGATTTGATGAACTTGCGGAAAGCTTCCGGCGTCTCTTCGCCCAGGTACTTCGTCAAGAACTCGAACGAGGTCGCCGCGCCTGCCACGGTCTTCGAGTACTCACCCTGGCGGTTGATGAGCTCCTCCAGAGCAGCATCGAGGTTGCCGAAGCGCTCACCGAAGAGTTCGCGCACGGCGCGGTTGACGAGCTGCTCGGCAGAGATCTTACCCCTTCCGAGTTCTCGCACGTTATTTTTGATGATCGTGTTGAGGAGGGTGCGAAACGTCTCGGAGATGCCGGAGAACAGGGAGATGCCGCTGTCCTCGAGTCTCTGCACGAGCTCCGTCGCGGCGTCGATCGAGTTGCCGCCGCGCTGGAGGCTGCGGAGGACCTGCTGCGCTTCGAGGAGCGTGCCGCGCTGGAGGCTCGATCCGAGCTGTGGGGCCTTGAACGTCTCCTCGACAGCGCGCCGGATCTCACGGGCGCTCTCTCGGAGGGCAGCCTGGAGGCGCTTCATCTCCTCCCGTTCGGCCTTCGAGGCGCTCAGGAGGCCACCGATGACAGAGCCCAGGCCGGCGGCGACGCCGACGAAGCCCGGTAGCTGGGCGAGGATGCCTTTTGTCGAGGAGAGGCTCGTTTCATCCTCCTTCAGACGCTTCCTCGTCTCGATGAGGTCGGCCATGCTCGCGCCGGCATCCAGAAGGCCCGTCGCCACGTCAGCAGCGGCGTCGGAGACCTTGCCCAGCGACCGCGCAAGCCCCAGGAGGCTACGCCCGGCGCCCACCAGGCTGCGGACGCTCTCGGCCGAGTCCTTGAGTTGCTTCGGCAGGTCGTCACCCCTTCTCGCGCCTCCGATCTGGCCGGCCATCTCCTGTATGAGCGTCTGCAGGTGGTCGCGCAGTGCTCCCGGAAGCGACTCGAGATCGATCTCCTCAAGGAACTCGACGAGCTGGATGCGGAACGTCTCGGCCGCAGCGGCTGCCATCGTCTTCGAGGTCTCCTCGTCAATCAGGCTCAGGTCGGTGTTCTTACGGATGTCGGCGAGCGTCGTCTCCAGCTGCCGCATGTACGTCTGCATCTGCTGCGCGCTGGGCAGGAACGCCTTCAGGGCCTCCTCCGAGACGCCCTGCTCGAATAGTTCGTCGATGCCCCCTAGCTCGTCGATGAGCTTTCTGGCCGCTTCGGGCAGCTCCTTGTAAAGCTCGAGGTTTCTGTAGGACTGGTTGTAGTTCTCCGTGAGGTAGTCCTTCTCGGCACCCAGCAGCTGGATCAGCTCTTCGTAATCTTTGATACGAGGGTCGGACGGGCTCACCTTGCGTAGCTGCGCCACGTCCTTCTGCGCGTTCTCGATCTGCTCCTCGATGCGGTGGATCTCGCCGAGCTTACCGCGCAGTTCGTCGTAGGCGTCGAGCAGTTCCATGGCCCGTGCGAGTTCTTCGACGGTCATGATCGTGCGCTCGTCTTCGCTGCCACCCGCCGTTACAGAGGGCAGTGATCCTCCGCCGGAGCCCTCGGACGGAGGGGCGAGCAGCTTGTTTATGCGCTCGATCTCGGCCCTAACCCGTTTGAGTCTCGCCTCTTCCTCGGCCGTGCGGCCTACGATACCGCTAAGCTGCTCCTCTACGGCCGTGAGGTAGGCAAGCTGGGTATGGTAGTTCTTGTTCATGTCGGAGTGGAGCTCGTCCTCGGCCCTGCTTGCTTCCGCGAAGATGGAATGCAGTTCGATGAAGGCGGCGATCTGCTTGCGGATTTCCGGTGTCAGGTCACCCGCGGAGAGCCCGTAGCGGCGCAGTCGTGCCACGTTCGCCGTCCCCGAGGGGTCGAGCGTGGGGTTGCCTCCGGCGTTCTGCACAGTCTGGAGATTCTGGGTCATCAAGTCGCCCAGGCCCTCCAGCGTGCCGTCGGCAATTGCCTTGTTGATCGCGTAGCGCACCTTCTCCGGCAGGCCGCCCAGCATCTTGTCGACGTCGGCCTGAAGCTCGGATACCTTGATCGTAAGCTCGAACAGTCTCTGGCCTTTCATACGGGCGTCGAGCACGTCGATATCGTCAAGGAGGTTCTTGATCTCCTTCCGGTGCTCGCGGATCTTCCGGCTCGTCTCGCCCAAGAGTTTGCCGAAGAGGTCGAACCTCGCGCTGAGAGCGACGAGTGCCGTGACAACGGCGGCGATGATGCCCGGCCATCCCCCCAGTATGGCGCTCAAGCTGCGGAACGCCTGTCCCGCCACACTTTTCACGTAGACCCCGGCTTTCTTGATGTGAAGGCCCATGCGCGCAAAGGCCCCGCTCGCCTTCTCCGCCCGACTGCCCATGAGGGCGATCACGCGGGCTCGCTCCTCGATTTGACGCCGTGTCGCGTCCGGGAACGCTTTCAAGATCTCGGCTCCGCTAAGGACAGTAAAGTGTTTGGCGTAGGGGTTGAGGCTCGTACCGCCGCCCGAAGATGGCTTGGGAGGCTGGTGTGTCGTGTAGAGAGGCGCGGCTCTGCCCAGCATGACAGCCTGGGCGCGCCTGCCTGCCAGGTGCAGTGCTTCCGCGTACTTGAGCACGCCGTCCGTTAGCTCTTTGACGTTCCGGATGGCGAACTGGAGCCCCTTGAAGATGAGGAACGAGGTGCCAAGCCTGAGCAGTTCAGGGGTTAGTGGGGCGATGACCTTCGCGATGTCGACGAGCACCCGGTAGATGTCGCGCAGGACCATCCCGGTCTCGCGCAGCGAGCGGGTCAGGCTGCCGCTCGAGTCGGCCGCATCGAGACTATCTGCGAGGCTCTGAAGGTCGCGGCCGAACTCGGCGAACGTAGGTCCGCCTACCTGGGTGAGCGCCTTGCGGAAGACCTCGGCGAAGCGGTTAGCGAGCCCCTCAGCGCTGCGGGAGTAATCCCGCAGCAGCGTCGGATACTCCTTACGGATCGCATCCAGGAGCGCGGGGACGACCGCGTCAGCGGCCAGCTTACCCTCTTCGGTGAGCTTGCGAAGCTCGCCCGTGCTCTTGCCTAGCTCCTGGCTCAGGAGCCGCCACGCCGGAAGGCCGGCTTCCGATAGCTGGTTCATCTCTTCGGCAGCAAGACGGCCGTTGCCGGCGATCTGGCCGAGCGCCCGTCCGATGCGGTTGAATCCCTGCTGCATACCGTCGGGCGAGAGGATCGCTGCCGAGCTTATCGCCTCGAGATTCTCGAGCACGGTCTCCAGTTCTAGGCCGAAGGACGTCATCGTCTGCACGCCCTGAGCGAGCGGAGAGAAGGCCAGGCCCTTGCTCTGGGCAAACTTCTGGATCTGAGAGAGCACGCGGTCGGCTTCCCAGGCGCTGCCCGTGAGCGACGTGAACCGGACGCGCAGCTGCTCCATCTCGTTGTTGACGCCGACGAGGGCCGTGCCGAAGCGCCGGATGGTCTCGGCCGCGAAGACGGCGCCGACGAGGCGGCGCAGGGAGGTCATCGAGCGCTCGATGCGGCGGCCCGAGCGGTCCCAGGCGCGCTCCGCTTCGCGGGCTCCTTTCTTGAACGAGTCGCCGCTCTTCTTTCCGGCGTCCTTGAGGACCTTGTCGGCCTCGCGGGCCTGCTTCTCGACCGCCTTCAGGCTCTGGAGGGCCTTGCGGACGTCGATGTCGTACGTGGATTCGTATCGCGCCATCTGGTGGGGTGCCTATGGGGTTGTGGTCTTCATCATGCCGCGCAGGGTCTCCCAGGCCTTGCGCTGCTCGGCCTCCTTCACTCGCTTGGGCTTCTCGGTGAAGTAGCCTGTGCGCTTGTGGAGCACGGCGAAAGCCTTCTCGCGCTCGGAGTCCTTCTCGATGTAGGGAAGCCCCTTGGCGGTGATGTAGGAGAGCTCCCAGCGCGCCCGGAGCGCGTCGCACGTCGAGGCCATGAGCGTGAAGAAGGGCCAGGGGAGGGCAAGTACGGCTTCCGGTGTGAGGGAGAGGTGGTAAGCCACCTCGGCAATGTGGACGTGCCACGGGGTCTTGCGGAACTGCTCGAGCGCCTCTTCCGCCGTTAGGTGTTCTTCTTCAGTATCCAAGTCCCGGCCGTTCGGAGCGGGCGAGGCTTTCAGCTTCTCGCCTTTTGCTGAGCCCAGCGCGGCGATGTTCGTCAGGATGGTGACGGCATGTGCAGGGGGGACACTCTCGCGCCAGAACATCCAGCGCGGTGGGAAGAGTTCGAGGTAGACCGCTCGGCAGAGCCACTTCCTTGCGACGCTGCGGATGTCCTGAAAGGCTGCCTCGTCTCCCGAAGCGGCGTCATGAGAGAGATCGATGATGGTGAGCGCTTCCTCTACCGTCGGAGGGCGCATGCGGTAGATCTTACCCCGGACGGGAACTGCGATAGCGGCTCGGGCGCGCAGGAGATCCATTGAAACTGCCCATAGCAACAAAGGCCAGCCAGAGAGTACCGGCTGGCCCTTGAGGCTTTAGTCCAGGTAGTGTTGCTACGTCGCCGAGGGTGGCTTTAGAGTGATGCTGCCAGGTCGGGCAGGCTCCACGTCAGGCCGAGGGCCTTCGGGCTGCCCATGAAGGCCACGCGGAACTCGACAGGGATGTCTTCGCCGGCCTGGTCCTTGGCGCGCCGTGCGCCGCGGAACTCGACCGTGTAGGAGTTAGCGTTGTCGGCGACACGACCAAAGACGATGTCGCCCAACGAAGAGGGCGCGACAGCCGGGAGCCAGATGCCGTACTGGCTGTCGACGCCCGCAGCGTAGTCGAAGTCGGGGATGATGCAAAGCGAGGGAAGCTCGACTGGCGTGAACGCCCCGCCGAAGCCGAAGGCCTTGCTGGTCGGCTCCGTGTCGCTGGTCTCCTCTTTGCCGCCGAGCACGAGCTCCTTGATCTTCTCGACCTGTATCTCGTAGAGCTCCGCCGTGACCGTCGCGGCGGCCGGGAGGGCATATACCGCATCCGCTATGAGGCCATCGCCGGTGAAGGCGTCGGAGAGTCCCATCAGGCTGATTCCGGGGTTAAACGTGACGGACTCCATCGAGCCCAGGTGAACCATGCCCGCTCCTGCGGCCTGTGTGGGGTCGCCGATGAGGATGTGCGCGGCGCCGAGTGCTACTGATTTTGCTGCCATGTGCTGTTGTATCCTATTGAGTTGGACCTGTATGGCGATCTCATATCGCCTGTCGGTCTGGGGCGACCCGGATTACGGCGCCGCCTTGTAGTGGGAGGTGTGAGGGTTAATTATGAAGGGCAACGAGGTACGTGGCTGTGCTGGAGAAGCTGTTGGTCTTCTCGTCGTAGTATGGGGCCGAAGGCCTTGTCTGCCTGTCGATGTCGAGGTAGGCCGACCCGTGTTCGGACGAGGGGCGGAGCGCCTCCAGCACTCCGCGGAGCCGCTCGTGGGCAGCCTCCAGCAGCAGATTGGGGTCTCCGTAGCCGCAGCACTGGATCATCGCCTGAACCGGCACGAGCGTGACGCCGTGGGGCATCTCGCGCAGTGGCGTCTCAAGCTGCCGGATGACAAGGCGCGACCACCGGGTCTTGGCTGGCGGCGCGGGCAGGCGGTGCTCGTACGCCCCGTCCGTGATCTGCGCCGTTAGCACCTCGTCGGCTGCGGCAGCTTCCTTCATCGCTCTTATGATGGGGTAGATGCGCGCCATCTACTACCTGTCCATGGCCTTCTGGATCATGTCGTGGATGAATCCGCCGTCGAAGGAGGGCATAACCGAGCGCCCTTCCATCTCCTGCACGTAAGAGGCGTGTTCAGCTGTGTTGATCTCCCTGAGGCGTACCTTGCCGCCCCAGGCGGTGATCTTGATCTCGAATGACTCGTGGAGTTCGTCTGAGCGGTCTTCCCAGCTCTGGTGCGGGTGGGCCTGGTCGAAACGTACGGCCTCTTGGCCCGCCTCCTCGAGGGCTTCCTGTACGAACTGTCTGGGGTTCATCTCCCTCCGCAGGTCGCGGACGAACCGGGCTATGTTGGACCTGGTCGCCATGTGGACGGGTAACACGACCTATTCCTTTGGGACCCTGCGGGGACGAACGTAGGCCCGGGCTTCCTCGACCTCCGGCAGGTCATCTCCGTTGTTCCACTCGACACGCCAGGTCCACCAGCCAGGCTGGTCGAAGATGATCCGGTAGCTGACCTCACCACTTCCGTGAGTGATCTGCTCCGCGGAAGACGTGGTGCCGCTGGGCTTCTTCACTGTGATAGTGACATGCCACGGCTCGACGGTGGCCGGCTCGCCCGTCTTTGTCGTGATGGACGCGGTGAACGTCCTACCGTCGCCTTCGTCGATTCCCTCTGCCGGGGTGATGTCGGTAACCATGAGCCTGTCCTGTGGTTGGGCTATACAGGGGTCCGTTCGGAAGAGACGTCCATGCGGACGAGATTACGCCGCCTGAGCGGGCTCCGTCTGAGCGGACTCAGTCCAGGTGTGGGTGGTGATGGTCACGACCTGACCGTCGTTGATGCTCGTGTTGTCGAGATTGAGGTCGCTCCCGGAGATGCCGACCGTTAAATCGGTCAGGAAGGTCGTGCCGCTGGAGTCCTTGAAGCGGGCGCTTGCTGCCTCCCCTACTCCTGGTGCGAGGCCGTGAGAGGCCGTTCCGGTGAGGTTGCTCGCCGTGGCCGCCCCATTTGAGACGGTGTAGGCATCGGCACCTATAGGGATCGAGACGAGGACCGTCGAGCCGTCTTCGTGGAGGAGTTCGAGAGAACCGCCGTTGGCCTGGGCGGCGAAGACCTGCGCCTGCGAGTTGCGGAACGCGACTGATTTGTTTGCCATCTGGGACTATCCCAAGGTTATGCGCCTGGTGAAAGCGTGTTCGTTGCGCTGAGTGAGAGGGTGATTTTGTGTGTGGCTCTGAGCGAGGGTGTGATCACCTCGGGCTTGCGGTAGACCTGGTAGCCTCTGGCCCGCTCCGGCAGGTCGCGTGCCGATCCGGAGCCCAGGATGCGTAGCATGATGCTACCTTCCTGATCCGGTGCGGCGTCTATGAGGGCACCGTTAGCGGTGACGTAGAGGCGGCCTGTAGCGTGCGTGTGCACCGGCCTGTCCGCGCTCTCTGCCCCTCCGGTAATGCCGGTCCGGGCCTCGATCGTTGATTCTGCTTCGTGGTCCGTCTGAGCGCCTGAGCCTGAGAGCGTGACCGACCCAGAGGCTCTCGTACATTCGGCGTCATCAGCCGTGGATCCCTGGCCCGAGATCGTGTTCGGCAGCGGTGTGATGACCGTTCCGGAGGCCGCGCTCGTCTCCCTGGCGTCCAGTATGACGCTGCTACCGTAAATGCCGACGGTGCCTGCCGCATCGATGCTCTCCCTCGAATCTGTGAGCGCCCCGGCGCCCGTCAGGAGGAGAGAGCCCATAGCGGCCGTGGATTCGGTCCTATCGGAGACGGCACCGGTGCCGGAGAGAACGGTCGGCTGCTCGCCTTCTTCCAGCCATGCGACGACCTCTGCCGCCGTGCGCCACGCCCCTGCGTTGTAGAGCCAAGCCCGGTCGCTCGCGGAGAGCTTCCGGTTGAACTTAAAGAGCTGGTCGAGCCGCCCGTCGAGCTGGAACTGGTTCGCTCCGGGGTTCTTCATGCCGATCACGAGGTCCGCCGGGCATACCTCCGTCGGGACCGTGACGGCGAATTGTTCCGTCCCCGCATCGTTGAAGCCGATTTCGAGGACGGACGCCTCCCGGTCAAAGCCTACGAACACGGCCTGCCACGAGCCTGCAGGGATCGACCCCGTCGTCGTGAATGACTGCTGTTGGTCTTGCGTACCAATCTGGACCAGAAGCGCCCCTGTGTTCTGGAAGCGGACGGCGTACTCGAACGTAGTGTTGTCCCACGGCTTGTTGAGGATGTACGGCGCGCTCGCGAAGGAGTCTGCGTTGATGAGGAAGGCGAACTCCCACGAGCGGTCGCCCGTCCGGGTGAAGGGCCCGTCCGCTGCTACGAGGTGCTGTCGCCCCGTCCCGTTGAACTCGACGCAGCCGCCAACCTTCCCGCTCGAGTTTGCCGTAGGGTTGTTGACGGCCGAGAACGTCGTGTTGCCCGTAGCGTCCGCCGTGAGTGCCCCCGGCTCGAACTCAAGGGCGAAGGCGAGTGCGCCTTGATTCACTGCCGGTGGTGATTCCCGCTGATCCAGGAGATACCGGGTGTGGAGGAGCTGGATCTGCTCCGTTGTGAGCGCCACGCCCTGCCAGATCTCCGCCTGACCGAGCCTGCCCTTGAAACCGTAGCCGTTGGCGCTGCCGTTGATGGCGCCGATCTGGAACGGCGCGTCTGATGCCGGCCCGAGGCTTGGCGCCCGGCCCTTCCACGCGACAGTCCCGTTTACCATGAGCTGGTATTCCGCGCCGTCCTGAGCAGTGAGCACGAGATCGTACTTCTCTCCCGGCGTGAGGAAGACGCCTGTCGCAAGCACGCCCCCGGCGTCCCAGATCCGGACCTCGGTCGAGTTCTGTTCGAGGTAGAACATGAACCGGAAGCCTGCTTCGTCCGGCTCGCCGCCCGGTCCGAGCCTCTTGTTGAAGATGTTCTTGTAGCTGGACGTGTCGGCGCTCGGAACGAGGTCCATCGCGCGAAGCGTGAACGTCGTGCCGGGATCCCATGTGCCGAGGCTCGCCCCGCTCTTGCCCGTCATGTAGAGGCTCTTGCGGTCGCCCTCGGTCATGAATGTGGCCCCACCGTAGACTTCCCCGTCGTGGTTTCCCATCTCGTCGGTCACGTCCTCCGCCTCGAACGTGTATCGGGCCGTCGGGTCGGGCGGCTCAGGGATCGGGGCCGGCTCGATCTCCCAGACGGCTTCGATAGTGCTGGCAAATGCCGCCGCCATGTGCGCCTCGCCCGCCGGGCTGGGGTGCGTGCCGTCGTAGAGCATCGTCTCCGGGTCGAATCCGGTCACGGGGTCTGCCACGATGACCGGGCTGTGGGCGCTCGAGACAGTGGACGGAAGGCCGTCGATGAGCTGATTGATAGCGCCGTGCCGCTGGCTCCATGAGGCGTCACTCCGGGGTGGAATGAGCTTCGAGATGATCACCCGGACGTAGGGGTTGAACGCGCGGGCCGTGTGGACGAGACGGACGAGGTTTGTAGCAGCCTGATCGATGAGGGAGCCGTCGCCCGGATCCTGAATGGCGTCGTTCGTCCCGGCGTGGATCAGCAGGATGTCCGGGATGTTGGCCTCGTCGTAGAGCTTTTGGAGGGCCGTTTCGAACACCGGAAGAAGCTCGTCCGTGCGGTACCCCCAGTACCCCTCGTGATCGGTGTCCCACCCGGAGGCTGGATAACTGCCTGCGTGCGGTGCGGTTCTCGTCCCCACGAAGTCGATCTCGTGGTCCGCCGCCGTGAGAAGCTGAGAGAGTGGGTAGCGGTAGGAGTTGTGCCCGTTCGTGGCCTGCGTGATCGAGTCGCCCAGGCAGAGGAGCTTTGCCTTGATCGAGGCTCCGACCGGCGACTCTTCACCCCTGGTCAGCACAGCATAACCGTAGGGCTCGTCGCGCGAGTCCGCGGTGTCGCCCGTATGGCTTTCCGGCGCAACTGTTAACGTGTTCTTATCGGTGGGCTCCATGGAGTGATTCTATGTCAAACGGGTCGGGCAGCCGGGACGTGGCGCGCGTCCAAGACCTCGCCCAGAGAGGCGCTAGACCCAACGCACGGTGACGACGCGGTCGAAGCGTCCAATCTCGACGAGCTTGCCGGGCTGCAGGACGTGCGCGTACTCGACGAGGACGTCGTCGCCTTCCTTCAGCTTCGTCATGTCGGCGCCTGAGGGTAGGTAGATCACGGCGTCGGCCTCGCGAAGCTCGTCCCCCTGGCTGGAGCGGCGGAGGCGGCAGGTGTCGTCCTGGACGTCACAGGAGGTGCGAAGTATGGTGACGGTGGTATCGGAGAGCGCGGCCCCGGTGTCGGGGTCCTGCCCTCCTGGCGTCGTCCGGCTCACTGTCAGATAATCATCGTAAGGCAGAACGTCGAGCATCGCCTACGCGAGCATGATTAAATCCTGTGTAGCGGCGTGCGCTCGTCATAGGGGCGGAGCAGGCGGCTCCAGCCGCGCGGGAGAGTGGGGATGGATCGGTAGGTGACCGCCCGCTCGCCCCGCGAAGCGCTCTGCACGTAGGAAGTGGGGGCGGCCGCCAGGTGCTCGGCGACCGTAGCGATCGTGAGGACGAGTCGGCGGTGCAGGCCTTTGTCCATGAGCGCAGGATCGTCGTTCCAGCCCTTCAGTTTGATTGCTAAGCCGCCGGCCTGCTCCTCGGTGAAGGCGTCCACGACGGCCGCTTCCGCCCGTTCTGCGAGGACCTCGACGTCTTCGCGGCTGCGCACGGCGGCAGGCAGCAGGTGGTAATGTTCTCCTGTGAAGATCACGGGGACTTCCCTGGTTATTCGCAGAGGGCCCCTGAACCACTCGGCGATGAAGTTTCGCCTCAACGGCTCAGGGGCCATCTGCTATCGAGTCGAGCTACGCTACCGCTATACGGAGGTCACCGATTGCCTCGGGGCGGATCGTCTTGGCGCCGTAGACGTGCAGGCCGCGCACGAGGTCTGCGAACCGGTTCTCCGAGCGCATGGTCTCGATCTGGGAGATCGCGTCGGCGTAAGTGATTGCGCTCGTGTGTCCGAACATACAGTGGCGGTACTTCGGGCTCGTGCCGGTCTCCTTGAGAGCCGGGCTCACGAACACGTTGAAGCCCGCCAGTTGACCTACGAAACCTGCGCGGAGGGTCTGGTCGCCCATCTGCGTGTTGCGCGTGACGAGCACATCCTCGACGAGCTTGAGTTCGTCCGGGCCGATCACTACGAAGCGGCCCTCTTCCGGAACGCTCTGCTTGGTGAGACGGGCGCGGGCGTCGCGGATAGCCTCGACGAAGTCGGCAGCTTCGTAGCCCGAGGCCAGCGCGATCTGGTTGGCCGGGTCGGAGTCGGCATACTTGCCGAGCACGTAGGCATCGGCGGCTTGGATGAGAGCGTAGGCGTCTTCGGAGATGAATGCGTTCACGTACTTCGACGCGTTCTCGTTGTCGTGCATGTAGAACGCGAAGTAGTTGCCCTGGTCGGCTACGAGCAGGTTTTCAGATGCGTCAACTTCGTCGACCGTGATGTCGGTGTCGTTGGAGTACGGACGGATCGTGGTGCCCAGCGGGCGGATGATCTTCACCGTGTCGCCTACGTTGACGAGTTCACCTTCGTAGTTGCGGTTCACAATGGAGCTGATGACTAGGTTCTGCCTGAACTTGAGGTTGAGTTCGGCAGCTACCACCGTCGCGTTGAATGCGGTCTTGGCCATGCGTGTGTGTCTAGGAGGTGCAGGTTAGGAAGTGTGGCGAGCGCTTGCCCGCTGCTGTGTTTTAGGGCGCGTCCGTGGACGTGTAAGTCGTCCACTAGACCTGAATCCGGCCCTCGTTCTGGGCGGCCAGGATGTCTTCTCGGTGCTTGGCGTACTCATCGGGATCTCTGGCAATGCGCTCTATCTCGGCCTGCGTCCAGATGCGCTTGCCGGTGGAAGAGACGTTCTGAAGCCCGCTGCCGGTCATCTTGGAGGAGGCGAACCAGTCGGGTGCCGACTGCCGCATCTCTTCAACAAGCTCCTTCGCTCCCGCTAGACGGCCGTCGGAGGTGTAGCGGAAGCCGTCCTTCTCCTTGATCGCCCACTGGCCCGTCTCCTCGTCGAGGGCGAGCCGGGAGGCCGCCTCGCGTAGGAACGCGTCCCTGAGGGTTGGCTTGACGCCGTCGGCGTACTTGAGGATCTCGTTCTCGCGCTGGGCCATGCGGAGGCTCTCGATCGTCTTCATCGATTCTTCAAGCTGGGTTCGGACGGGATTGAGGTGCTGGGCCTGCCAGCGCTGCTCCATCTCCTTGATGTCCTTCGGGCTGCCCTTCACGCTGCCGTCGTCGCGAAGCTCGATGCCTTTTGCTTCGAGGATCTCGCGGACGAAGGCTTCATCGCTGGCGAGCTCGGCGCGGGCGTTCTTCTTGGCGCTCGCTACGCGGCGCTGGACTTCCTTCGAGAGGTGGTCGGCCGTCACGAAGCCCTTGGGAACCTCGTTCTCGCCGAAGGTGATGTCGTCGATCGAGACTTCGTGTTCTTCGCCGTTTATGAGTACTCTTGCCATGCTTGCTCGTCCTATTTGATGGCCTTAACGGCCCTTAGCGCCGGATGGGAGGCGCTGGGTGACTAGTGGCGACGTGTTATCGCCTTCCACAGTGATCTTAGGCTCACCGGAGTGCCTGCGTAGGACCCCATGGCGATCCGCAGGGGTACGTGTCAGGATCGCCATACTGTTCGAGTGGGGCGCGTCGGTATTGTACAAGTGTTCTGCGCTGGGCTCAGAGCGTGCGACGTCACGCCGTCTGGGGCATCTCTATCGAGACCTGGGAGTAATCCACCCCGCTCCAGTCCGCAGTGAGGCTGCTCCAGTCGGACAGGCGGTCCGAGAGCGACTGCGCCAGGAGCCACAGGACGTTCGATTCGATCTCCTCCATCGTCGCTGCGATCATGGAGAGCGCCGAGGAGAGACCTGCCGAGCGCTCAAGGGCAACCTGCGTGGCGGTCTTCTGGACTTGGCCCTCAGCCGAGATAAGGTCCCAGGCATGGCGGTAGAAATCCGCCTGCTTATCGCGAAGCGTCGAACCTGCCACTTCGATACCGCCAGTCGGCGGCGCGATGTAGCTGTGGTCGCCATACTCTTCGAGCCGCTGCAGCACGTTCGAGCCCTTCTTGAGGCCTTCGGCCTGCTCGATGAAGTGGTCGTCGTCGCCTGAGATGACGAGTTTCGGGTAGCTTGCCGATCTGAGCAGGGAGTCTCGATCAGATTCCATGTTGTAGAGCACGCGGGCGCTCTCGGCCAGCATGTAGGCGACGTAGCGGCGCCAGGGGAGCGCGACTCGGACGAGGGGAGGGATGGCGGCTCCGGTGCGGTCGACATACATTCGGCCGGACTCTGAGTACCGCCCGGAAGAGACGGCTACGGCCGCGCCTTTGTCTTCCCGGTAGCGCGTCCAGCCCTCCGGTTCGTAGAGCACGAACTGATCGATCGTCTCGGGCTCTTCTGTGATCGACGTTCGCGTGTCGACGACCTCTCTCACGAGCGCACTCTCGATCCTCCCGTTCCGTTCGAGATAGTTGGGCACCGAGAGAGGGGAGAGCGTTCGGACCTGCTCCCCATCGATCAGCAGGAAGATCTCGTTGTAGAGCAGGAGGTCGATTGCTGTGCGGCGCAGCATCGTGCCGTAGTTGAGCCCGCCGCCGGTGTCACGACTGAGGCGGTAGGCCTCGGTGCCGGGCGTGTCCGGGTCGCCGAGGAAGCCCCAGCTGCGCACCACGTCAGACTCACGTTCGAAGAGTACGCCGGCCAGCGTGTCGATGACAGTGGAGACGTAGGGGACGAACTGGGCCAGCCGCGCGCGCTCCTCGAAGCTCGTGCTGGACTCGCCTTGCTCGTGGCGGACGAGGTAGGAGGCGGCGCCCTCGCCAGTATAGAACGTCTTGCATAGCTGCCAGCGGGCCTCGGTCGCTGCGACGTGCGGGTGGCGGTACTTCAGGAAGCTGGGCAATGGGGTGAGCCTATATCAAAGCCGTCATGCCACTTGAGTGTGGCCTATTTCCAAGCATGAGTTCAGTGATGGCCCAGACGAGGGCGTCGAGCCGGTTCGGCGAGGCCTCGCCCGGCGTCCAGGAGGTCATTTCCGTCTCGAGCTCCGGGTAGGCGCCCGCGTGGCGGACCCTCTGCTGCTCGTAGAGCGCGGCGACGGGCTCGGCGCGGAGGAGCTTGCCGCGTGAAGCCGTAACCTTCCGATAGGAGACAGAGCGGTCGACGGCGCGGATGGTGTTCTCGACCATATCTCCGCCGAAGTTGGCTTCAGCGATGACACGGTCAGCTTCGTGGTCGTGATAGGCTCGGACGGCGATCGCCGCCCACTCGGCCGGTGAGGCTTGGGCAGAGTGGTCGGAGAGGACATATCCCAGGCCGTCGTGGCCAAGTCCGGCTACGACGATGCCACACTCGTCGCCGGCGGCCGTGCCGGAGGGGTCCACGGCCACTACGACGCGCTTCATCGGCGGTAGATCAGTGGGGCGGACGCGGAGCCCTTCGATCTGCGAGAGCTTCCAGAGCGCTCCCTCTACGTCTTCCAGAAGCTCTGCTTCAAGCTCCTGGCGTCCAAGTCGGGTGCCGGCGTAGCGGTCCTCTATTGCCTTGAGAAAGGCCGGAGCGAGGTTGCTCCGGTTTTCGTACGTCGAGCCGGTGGTGAGCACCACCGTAGGGTCGTTTTCGTCCCGGCCGCGCCTGACCAGTTCCTTTATGAGCGCGATCGGGCGAGGCGTTGTCGTGATGAGGCATTGGGGACGGTCGCCGAGCCGGAGCCCGAACTGGAGCTGGTCATAGGTTTCGCCGACGTACTTCCACTTGGCCAGCTCGTCGCACCATGCGTAGTGGTGCTGAGGTCCACGCAGGCTATCCGGTTCCTCGGCGGAGTAGGTGGTCGCCACCGCGCCATTTGGCCAGGTCAGGCGGCGCTTTGATGGCTCGTATGTGGGCCGGAACCAGGGTGGGCTGCACGTAAGGATGCCGCTCTCCCCCTCTACCATCACGTCACGGCAATCGGCGGCGGTGGTGCCGACTAACGCGAGGCGGACAGGGCCAGTGCGTGCCTTCTCAATGGCCCACTCAGATGCCAAGCGGGTCTTGCCGAAACCGCGCCCCGCCGTCACGAGCCAAGTATCCCAGGCGCCTTCGGGGGCGAGTTGCTTCTCCCTGGCCATGAACCGCCACTCCCAGCGCAACTTCTGGATCACCTCAGGCGGCAGCTCGGCCAGAAGCTCGCCCCGCTTCTCGACCGGCACAGACGCGAGCAGGCTACGGAGCTCGGCGACGAAACCGAACCACTCCACGGACCGGCGACTGTCTGATGTCGGTTGCGTGTTAATTTGACCCGTGCTTACCATGTGTCCGGCGCGACCAACTTTCACGGTGAGGGGCTATGACTGATTTTGATCGACTTGCCAGTGCGTTTGAGGCCTGCGGCGTCGATTTCACCCGCTTGGTGATAGACGAGAGCGTTGTGAATGCAATCGCCCGGGGACATCGTCCACCCAAGGGGGCGCGGCAGTGCCTTATGCTTGGAACGATGCTGCTCGTCTTCGACGAATCGGGCACGTACACAGGGCGGCTCGTCGAATGGCCCTTTGCAGATCCGAAGGAGCAGTGGACGTTTCACCGGCGGCAGCACCCTCCCCGCACCTCAACACCGGCTACAGGCTCTGAGCCCGCTTCGTGAGCGCTTCGAGGGCCGCCTCGAGCGTTGCGGATTCGATGTTGAGCTCTCCTTCGTGCTTGACTTCCTGGCGCTGCGTCGGCTTACCCAAGTAGCGGTCGAGCGCGTCCCGAGTGGCCGTGAGGGCGACGCTCTCATCGGATGAGCCAACGAGTTCGTCAAGGCGCATGGCCGCTTTCGTTGCCGCAGATTCTATCATGGTGAGAATGCCCAGCAGCCGCTGATCCATCAGCGCACGGGCCGCCTCCTCGACGACGGCCGGCCAAGCATAGGCCGTTCGCGGCGAGATGCCCAGCGACTTGGCTGCCGACTTAATCGAGGGGTGCTCTTGCCGGGCAATTACGTAGCGGCGCTGCGTCAGGCTCAGGGAGGCCCACATCCGTTTGAACTCGTCGGAAGAGACCGCCTGGGTTACGGATGTTGACGAAGACTGATCCATTCGAGTGGGGTAATATCAGAGTGGGGTAGATGTAGGTGCAGCGGCTGCGGACGGTCCAGCCGGGGGGCTGTTCTGGCCCGGGTTCATCGTCATCGTGGCTGAACCGCCCGCGTGACGGCAGGACGCCATCATGAGGCGGGTAGGTTGAGACCGCAGGCGACACCGCATCGCCAGAGAGGTCTCGCCGCTGCACGCGGATCGCCCTTCCGCTCATCTCTATTCTACAGGTCTCGGGCAATGAGCTCTTTCCAGACCGCCCTTAGCTGCGGGTTGTCTCGGGTAAAGGACTCCGCCCATCGCTCCCAGTCCAGGTAGCATTCGACGTCGCCCATGAACAGAGCTTCCGGCTCTTCTTCGTTTGGGAGGGACGACTCATGTGCTGATGCAAGCTTGATCGCAGCGAAGGTCTTCGATGGCAAGTCGATGCAGACGAACGAGATGAGCTTCGCCCCACGGTCTGGATCGTAAGCGGAGAGCGTCTGCAGGAACAGCTCGTAGCTGCCTGCGAGGCTGTCCTCTAAGGACGGCGGGTGGTAGATCGTTTCCCCGTCGTAGAAGGGGAAGCACCGGTGGGCATTGGCGACCAGCTTCACGACGAAGGCGACGAGCGCTGTGTAGAGCGTCCAGGCGGCCTCTCTTTCGAGTTCGGTCATGGGTGTGTTGTCGAAGCCGGCAGCTCGGCGCTGCCCGCTGAACCTCATGCGGGCACGTTCTCCTTCGTTTAGCTCACTACGGTCGTAGCGCTCGCGGACGGAGGCGAGGCGTGCCCACCAGGGACGCAGCCGCTCAATGCAGGCGCGTTCGATGGCCGCTGTGAGACGGGTTGGGGCCTCGTTAAGTGGGAGCCACGCAGGAGCGCGCCAGGCCTGCCTCACGAGGATAACGTGTCTGGCTATTGGGCTCATTCTTCGAGATGTCTCATGGCTGCAGCACGCGCGGCACGTTCAGCGCGTGCATTTGCTTCTTTGACGGCCTGCGGGCGTGTGCTACGAAGGTGGGGGATAAGCCCTTGGCGGCGCAGCCGACTGAGTCGCTTTGGGAGCTCGGAGCGGGGGTCTATGCCGCACTGGATCGCGGCGTATATGAGGCAGTCGAGCGCCTGACCAACGCCTTTCCGGCCATAGCTGGTCAAGCCTGTGAGGATAGCTTCTGCGAGCTCGACGAGTTCAACATGATGCTCTGGATGCATATCGTGGGTACTAATGCTTCGGATTAGTTATGGCGTCAAGGCGCTCGCTGAGGTGTGCGCGGGCCTCTCTAAGTTGAGCAGTGGGGGAGGACGTGCCGCAGCAGCCGCAGCCGGGCGTTCCGAACGCTGCGCGGCCCCGGCGCGTCCGACCCGAGAATACCTTCAGGCAGAGTTCGACCGCCTTCATCGCGACGATCAGTAGGAGTAAGAGTGTCGACACTGTGATGTCCATCGATTAGTGGGGCTGGGAGGGCGGTCAGTGTTCGAGCCGCCCTCCCTTCCATTAAGCCGCCTGCCGGAGAGGCTCGCTCGGCGTCCACGTGCCATCCGGTGCGCGGAAGTAACCGACCCAGATCCCTTCGTCCGTCCTCCGGTAGAAAAGCGACGGGTCGAAGACGAAGTCGGGCGGCACTTCGCGCGGGTCTGGGACGAATCCGTGGTCGCGGTAGAGCATGTTCGACATCGTGTGGTGGCTCACTCCGTAGCGGTCAGCCAGCTCTTGTATCGTGGACGACTTCTCGACGAAGTAGGCGAGTCGCGCCTGCCAGACCGCCTCGCGAGGGAGGGTCCGTGGGACCGAGCCGTCGAGAACGGCGTCCATCACGTTCTCGAGGTACGTACCGACCGCTAGGTGGTCTGGTCGGCAGCACAAGCGATTGCCGCACAGGTGGCGGACGACCTGGCCGTCAGGGATTGGACCGACAAAGAGCTCGTGGGCGACGCGGTGGACCTGCACGGGGCGCCAGGCGCCGTTCTCGTCCGGTACGGAGATCATGCCGTAGCCTGCCGACGAAGCGCCCTGCCACTGCCAGCAGTCTCCGCTTGGTCCGTGGCCGGGCTCTTTGTTCACGCGGCCCAACAGGCGGTCGTAGAGTTCGTCGTGGGTCTCCTTCGCTTGGGCCTTCCGGCCGCGGCTCGTATCAACGCCCAGCGACTTGAGCGCGCGAAGGACGGTGTTCGGGTGGATCTGGCGGCCGGTCGCAGCGCGGTACTTCTCGGCGATCTCGCGGGAGTTGAGACCTTGGGCGTAGTCGCGCGTCCAGTCGGGATATAAGTGGGTGAACAGGTCGCGGCGGGCCGGGCTGGCCTCCTCTGCCGCGGAAAGGGTGGTCGGGATGCCGCTGAGGGGCATGACGGGGGTCCTAACGTTGTGCGATGTGACGGCCGGGCGCTCCGCTCGGCTAACTTAGATGATGTGCGGCCTTCCGCGCCCGGCCCGAGCAGGGCACCCCTCTGTTTGAGCTGATTTGGACGTTGACGGCTATGACGTTGTAACGATGTTGTAACGCCGGGATTGCACCGGCCCGGACTCGGACGAACGAGGATGTCCGTTATTGGCACGACTTTTGTTGTAAAGTGGGGTGGCTCCGTGCCGCGCACACGTCTATCCTCGAGCCGATCTCGAACCCAGGATCCGCCCCCTAAGGAGGTCTAAATAACGTCCGATCTCGCCCGGGCAACACACCGCCCGGCGAACCATGTCCGCCGAGCGTGACAAATGTTCACGCATGTGTGGACAGTCTGGCACGTGCGCTGTCGCAACCCGACAAGTCGGCAGTGCCTTCCACATAATCAATCTGGGCGCCACCGCCATACCAGGCGCCCTATCCACCACACGGCGCGCGCGCAGCGCGCTCCGCCCATCAATAGGATCGCCCGCTTGAGCACATATCAACAGAGCGGGGTGACCGGCCAAGCCGCACTCCTGCTACGGCCTCTCACTCCCAGGACGCTGAACGCGCCCGTCTCGCCCTCGACCACCCCCGATACCGGGACCGCCCACACAGAAGACCCGCCTGGAGCCCGCGTCAAAGCGGGACAGGACCGCCCGAGCGCCTCACCGATCTCCCGCCAGGGGAAAGCGCCGGCTCCCGCCACTTGCCCGACCAGCACGCCGCCGAGCGCCGGGAACGAGAGCGCGACGCACGAACGCCCCGAAGGACGAGATCAACCAGGCGGGACGACTAGCTCGACGCACCGAGACGGACTCCACAGCACGGGCGGAGGAAAGCCACAGCCCCAGAGGGCCAGCCCCAGGGCCGACCTCCCGCCCGGAGGACGCACACAGGAGGGGGAGAAGGGCCAGTGGGGACGGCAGGACAGGGCCGACCTCCCGCCCGGAGGACGCACCCAGGAGGGGCGGGCAGGACAGGAGGGACGGCAGGTCAGGGCGGAGGGACAGGGCCAGGAGGGACGGGCAGGGGAGGACACCACCCAGGAGGGGCGGGCAGGACAGGAGGGACGGCAGGTCAGGGCGGAGGGACAGGGCCAGGAGGGACGGGCAGGGGAGGACACCACCCAGGAGGGGCGGGCA